ATGAATACGTGGAATTTGTTAGTTTAAACATATATGAAATATTTCCTAAAGAATATGATGCCAAGATTGCAGATGCAGTTTTAGAGTTGTTTCGCAAACGAGAATCAATTGATGTATTTAATAAAAAAGCCTTATACATCTATATCCACGAAATGATCCCAGATGCTAAAACCCCTAAAATTACAAAAATAGCGGGTGTTTTATATAGTGTATTTAAGAAAAATTATTTATTCTATTTAGATCAAGGATATACAAATTTTCAACTCTAGTAATTTTCTATATTTATACCCAAAAGTACTTATATGAGTAATTTAGAATCAAACGTTTGGGGTAAGAAAACATTTTCTGATATCCTAAAAGAAATATACGATAATCAAAAGAAAAAAGAAGTCCAAATATCGGCTTTGATAGGTGAATTAAAACCACTTATCAACGATATTGGTGATGCTACATTAATAGTTCCATTAATTAAAGAATATATGGAATTGGGAATTAAGAATGATGAACAATTAGTTAAAATGGCTACTATTATTCAACGTGCTGTTTCATCTAATAAATCAGAAGAAGAAGGATTTGGTATGACAGCAGATGAAAAAGCACAATTATTGTCTGAAGTTAAAAAATTTAATCCTAAAGATTAATGGCTGTAAATAGAGTAAGTAATACTGGACAAGTTGCCAATTCTTTACCTGATCAAACTGCTATAAACAGTGGGATTGGAAGTTCTCTTACTTCATTAAATAATTTTATAATTACTGCTCGTGTACTTGATATTATATTAAATGAAAACCATCCTGAATTTAAAACTGTTGGTGAATATAATGGAATTGGGGCTATATATTGGGAAAAAGTAAATGAATCTGGAACTGAATCTAGTGGAGCCAATTTTGCTCTTCCATATGATCCACAATTAAAAACATATCCTTTAATAAATGAATATGTTATATTAATTAATATTCCCAACAATCAAACAGGAGGATTATCCTCTTCTACTTCTTATTTCTACCTTAACCCAGTAAATGTTTGGAATCACCCACATCATGATGCATATCCAAACCCCATACCTAATACTAATGGAAGAATCCCCACTAATCAGTCAAATGATTATGCTGCTTTAGATGCCGTAAGTGGTTCTGTTAGACGAGTAGGAAATGATAATGAATATTTTCCTGATAGTGAATTAAATAGTAAAAGTAATACTTCTCAATTTACATTCGAAGAAAAAGCAAATATTCACCCACTAATGCCTTTTATGGGGGATGTTTTACTTGAAGGAAGACATGGCCAAAGTGTTCGTTTTGGAAGTACAGCTCGCCCCCCAGCTAATAGTAAACCTATTTTAATAAATAATGATTGGTCTACTGTTGGTAACAACGGTGATCCTATTACTATTATAAGAAACGGACAACCATCTGGTTCAACTGATGAAGGTTGGATACCTATTACAGAAGATTTAAATGTTGATTTATCATCTATTTATTTGACATCTTATCAAAAATTAGATCAATTAAAATTATCAAGTAATAATTTTGTTTCTTATGGAAATGAAAAACCTGAACTCCCTTCATTATATACCTCCCCACAAATAATTCTAAATTCAGATAATATACTTATTCAATCTAAAAAGGATAATATATTTCTTAATTCAAAAGACTCTATTAGTTTATCTTCTATTAAATCGGTAAATGTAGATACTCCATCTACTATTATTAAATCTAATAATATATTTTTAGGTGATCCAAATGCTGTAGAACGTGGGGTTAAAGGTGATACATTATATAATAAATTAGATAAGATGTTATCCACATTAATAACTCTTACAACTGTTTTAAAAGTTAATCAATTATGGCCCGCAGGACAAGCGGCATTAGATACTGGTCTAGCTACAACAGCCGAAATGACATTAGCTGATTTACAAGAAATTCAAACTACTCTTAAAAGTATTTTATCTAACACTGTTAAAACTTTATAATGTCAAAATTAAGATACCCATATTATTCTGAAGCATTTATAAATCACTTTATATTTACTACAAGTAATAGTGATCCATATGTTTATGCCGAATTAAAGGAATCTCTTGTTACTAAATTACCTAATGAAGATTTTGTAATAGGACAAAATCTTGGTGATATATGGGCTTATGCTCTTAAAGTAGATTTTGAAAAAACTATTGCATCACCAACAGGAAGTTCTTATAATATTTGGAAACCTTTAAAGCAAGCAGGTTACGATAAATTACTCCTTTATGTTAACACAGAAAAAACATTCCAGATTAAAGGTAAAGTAACGTATAATAATCAACCTATTATAGGATTAACAGTTAGTGCTAAAGAAAATAATATTCTGGATGAAATAGTTACTAATGCTAATGGGGATTTTTTTCTTAAAGGATTATATGCTGAACCATTTAATGTTGAAATAACAGATCCTAATAAAAAATATGCTACTTATGTTACATTTCCATTTGATTCAAATGATAAAATAAAGTCTGATTTAGGAGTTTTAGTAATGTCCCCTTTAACTTTGGGACTTGAAGAAAATATTTCTAAAGAATCATCTTTATCTAAATCATCAATAGATGCTATTGTAGCCTCTAAAACAGATTTTGAAACTCTTCAACAACAAAAACTTATTAGTTTATTAAAAACTTTAAAATATACTTTACTTCCATTTATATTAAAACAATTATTTAAATTTGGGGTAGTTAATATTAAACAAGCTTTAGATAAAAAATTTAATATACAACCAAATTGTCCATCACAAGCAGAATTATTAGAAATTATTAATAAAAAAAATAAACTAGTAAAACAATTAAATTCTACTTACAAAATTATAGAAACGGCTACTGTTTTAATTGCGGGTTTAGAAGTTTTAATTATATCTCTTCAAGCTACAAAAACAGCAGCATTAGCTATCCCTGCACCAACTCCCCCTGCTACTAGTACTTTAATTAATGAAACAGACGCTAAAATAAAAAAATATCAGGTTATTGTATCTTCATTTGGTTTATTATTAAATATATTAAAAACAACCCTAAAAGAAATTATTGATTATTTAAATCTTTTAGATTCATATATTCAAACATGTAATCCTGATACTAATCAAGAACAAATTGCTCTTGAATTAACCGCATTAACTACTCAACAAACCACACAAACTTCACCCGTAATTACGAGTGCATATGGATTTACTATGGGGGTTGAAACTGAAGTAACCAATAGTCCATTAAAACGTAGACGAGCTATAGCTACAAATAAAAGTAACGTAGTAATGTTACAAGGAGAATGGTCATATAGTTCAATAGATCAAATATTAATAGATGAACTTGTATTCTACATTCAACAAAATAATTTAAAAGCAGACTAACCAAATATTTATAATCATATGAAAAGTACAGATTTTAAAAAATTAATTAAAGAAGCCGTAAGAGAAGCAATTCAAGAAGAATTGAAGGATATTTTATTAGAGGCTGTAAGATCACCTAAACAAGTAGTTAGAGAATCATATACTTCACCTGCACCAACACCCCAACCAACATTTACTCAACCTACAATGGATTTGAGATCAAAATATGCTGATGTGTTAGGTGAAACAGCTATGAGTTTTACTACAAATGATATTGCCCAACCATTCAGACCACAAGGAGACCCAATAAATGGAAATTTAGGAACAGGTGAAGTAGGAATGGATCAAATTATGAGCTTATTAAATACTAAATAATGGCATTCAACCCCCAACAGATAAACCCAGTTGATTTAAATCCAAACGTAGCTATTGGGGTGAATATTCCATTTAGTGGACCTGCTGTTTTTACATCAAGTTATACTACAGCTCAAGCTATAAAAAATAATATAATTCATTTCTTTCTTACAAATCCCGGAGAATTACCAATGAACCCAACATTTGGGGGTGGATTACGAAATTTTATTTTTTCTCAAATTGAAGAAGAAAATATAAATGGTTTAAAAGAAAATATTGAATTTAAACTTGAAAAATATTTCCCAACAGTTGGGGTAAGTTCATTAAATGTTTTAAGAGATGATGATAATAATTCATTAATAGTTGAATTAAAATATTATATACTTAATTCAAACACACAAGATACTATAACACTTCAATTCTAAGATGGCTACAACAAATAGAGACATAAAATATATCAACCGTGATTTCTCAGATTTTAGAGCACGTTTAGTAGAATATGCTAGAACATATTTTCCTTCAACATATAATGATTTCACTCCATCTTCCCCTGGGATGATGTTTATGGAACAAGCCTCTTATGTTGGAGATGTTCTATCATTTTATTTGGATAACCAATTCCAAGAAACATTTGTTCAATATGCTCAACAAACAAATAATGTATTTGAGTTGGCTTATATGTTTGGTTATAAACCAAAAACAACAGGTGTAGCCCAAACAGTAATTGATTTTTACCAACAATTACCTTCCATCAATGATGGTACTGGTAATTATGTCCCCGATTTTAGTTATTCTGTTACCATAGGTGAAAATACAACTGTAACTTCACAAAACGGTTCTTCATTTTTGATCCAAGATAAAGTAGACTTCTCAGTATCTAGTTCATTAGACCCAACAGATATTACTATCTACCAAATTGCAGGTAATATTCCACAATATTTTCTTTTAAAGAAAAGTAGAAAAGCTATTTCTGCAGACATCACATCAACAACATTTAGTTTTGGAGCTCCACTACAATACCAAACAGTTAATATTAATGCAAATAATATTATTAAAATATTAGATGTTACCGATTCTGATGGTAATAAGTGGTATGAAGTGGATCATTTAGGTCAAGAAATGGTATTAGATACTATTAAAAATACTAATATAAATGATCCTAATCAAAACGGTGATACTCCATATTTATTAAGACTTAAAAAGGTAGCTCGTAGATTTGCAACTAGATTTACATCTTTAAGTAATCTCCAATTACAATTTGGAGCTGGCACACCCGATACTACTACCGAAGAAATTACTCCAAATGCAGATAATGTAGGTATTGGATTACCATTTGATCAAGACAAATTAACAACAGCATATTCACCCGTTAACTTTTTATTTACAAATACTTATGGTATTTCACCTTCAAATACTACATTAAATGTAAGATATTTAACAGGTGGAGGTGTTGGTTCAAATATAGAAGCTAATACACTAATTAATTTAAATACAGTTAATACAAAATTTAACAATAATAATCTTAACCCTACTACAGCGAACTATGTATTTAGTTCATTATCTACTAATAATTTAGTAGCAGCTTCTGGAGGTAGAGGAGGAGATACTTTAGAGGAAATTAGACAAAATACCTTAGCTCTTGTAGCATCCCAAAAACGATCAGTTACAGCAGATGATTATTTAATTAGAGCTTTAAGTATGCCTTCTGATTATGGTACTGTTTCTAAAGCATTTATTGAACAACCTAGATTAACTGATAATCAAGTTTCAACTATTGAGACATTAAATTTATATGTTTTATCTTTAAATTCTCAAGCTCAATTAAGTGTTGCTACTGATACCTTAAAAAATAATTTAAGAACATATCTATCTCAATATAGAATGATTGGTGATAACATTGAAGTTAGAGATGCTTTTATTATCAATATCGGAGTTGATTTTGAAATTATAGTACTTCCCGAATATAACAATAATGAAGTATTATTAGCTTGTATTACTGCTTTACAAACATATTTTAATTTAAGTAATTGGCAAATAAATCAACCTATATTCTTAAGAGATTTATATATACTATTAGATAGAATTAAGGGTGTTCAAACAGTTAAATCAATTTCAATCTCAAATAAAGCTGGAACAACATCAGGATACTCACAATATGCTTATGATATTGATGGAGCTATCCAAAATCAAGTAATTTATCCTTCTTTAGACCCTAGTATTTTTGAATTAAAATATCCTGATACTGATATCAAAGGTAAAGTAGTTCCTTTATAATGCCATATTTATAATAAAATACATTAATGGCTGTATATAAATTATTTCCAACCCAAGATACTACAATATATTGTTCTAGTCCACTAGAAAATACGGGAATGGATGCTATCTTAGAAGTCTCCAATAAAATAGGAGCTTCAGGAGGTCCTGAAGTGGCTAGATATTTAATTCAATTTGATCAAGAAGAAATTCTAGATATATATTCTAATAAAATTGGAAGTAGTTCTTTTGATGTATATCTTAAAAATTCAATTGCTGAAGCCCAAGGTATAAGTCAAAACACTTTACTAGAAATTCTCCCCGTAGCACAGTCATGGAATAATGGTACAGGATATCATTTAAATAATCCAATTACAACTAATGGAGCGTCTTGGGCTTATTCTAGTTATAGTGGTTCTAACCAATGGTTAACAACTAGTTCATATTCAGGGTCTAGTGGTACTTACCAAATTACCAGTTCATATAGTAACTTATGCGGTGGTGTTGGTGGTGGTAACTGGTTTTATGACCCTAATGGAGGATTTTATGTAATAGCAGGATATGTATTTCCTGGATATGTAGCTGATTTTCATCCTAGTAGTTCAGTTAATTTAAGTTATTACCCAAGAGCTATTAAAGACATTGAAGCTAATGTAAACAGTATAGTAGATGGATGGATAGGTGAAGCAATTCCTAATTATGGATTTATAATAAAACTTTCTGGTTCATTTGAATTTAATCCAAACCCAAGTGTTCAACCTGTATTTAAATATTATAGTGTTGATACAAATACTATTTATCCTCCAACATTAGAATTTAGATGGAGAGACTATGAAACAGTCTTAACAGGATCAGCTACTGGAAGTATAGTAACTACTTCAAATATTAAAATGTCCCTAGCTGAAAACCCAGGTGTTTTCTTCCCTGAAAGTGTAAATAGATTTCAAATAAATGTAAGTCCTTTATACCCAACTAGAACATTCCAAACATCATCAATTTATACCAATTTAAATTATTTGCCAACTTCTTCATATTATGCAATAAAAGACTTGGCTACCAACGAATACGTTATTAACTTCGACGACAATTATACTCAAATTAGTTCCGATTCAAATGGGAATTATTTTGATATATACATGAGTGGTTTAGAACCTGAAAGATATTATAAGATTTTAATTAAAACAATAATTAATGGTTCTACTATCATATTTGATGATAGTTATTACTTTAAAGTTATCAATGGGTAATGAGTGAAAATATAAACTTTAATAAACAAGTATATAACAAAGGGCAATACTCTAAAGTTATAGATACCTCTTTTAAGCAATTGGGGGTGGTATCTATCCAAGATCAAATTGCTGCTCAACCAACGGTTAATGA